CACGCGCGCTTTTCCCGGGGCTTTGTAGGCGTAGACGTGGAGCGGCAATCCTGCGATGGATTCGGCAAGAATACGGACACAGGCATAGACTGCCGTTGTCTGCATTGCAGTACGTTCGTTGACCGCCTTGCCCGCTACCGTCTGACCAAACAAAAAGGACAAGCCGCCGAGGTGATTCATGGGCTTGTCCCGTGAACGGAAGAGTTTTGTGAAGAAGTTCATGAGCATCACGCTCCTTTACAGAATTATGTTTTCGAAACATAAGGATTTTTGAGCAACGAACAGGAATATCTAATGTTTTAACGAATTAATAATAAAAGGATATTTCATAGCAAGAAATATGGGGATATTTTGCTCTTAGCTTTGGCTCATCAGCATTAAATCTATAAATAATTTATAGTGAGGTAGAGACTATGATTATTTCTAAACACGGGAAATGCATATTGCTTTCATTACTTATCGCAAGTACCCTATCTTCTGATGCGTTCGCCGAAACGATTGTGCGTACAGAGCGCACTCATAAGTATGCTTCAGTTGTTCAAGATAAAGCCCCAGACCCCATAAGTGTCAATGTTGGAGAAACTGATCCCTCAGCTAAATCCCCCAACCAAAATACTTATGATAATACATCCGTCTCCGTAGGAGATGATACTGCTACAAAGGGAGATTTCGAAAACACATCACCTAATTCTGGTGCAAATATTGAGTTGGCATCATCAACAAAAAATACTCTGAACGAGAATACCTTAGATGATCAAAATGCAAATTCATCTAAACAGAAGAATCTACGATATATTGATGGTTTCAAGATAAAAGGGCCTGCCATAACAACGCAATCACAGGATGGTTTCTTTTTATACACAAGCAAACTATATGAAGAGCATGAACAATATGGTGGCTTTACCTTGTTAGTACAAAAATACAGAAATACGGCTACGCTCGGTCCTAGCGATATTGCAACATCACTTACTTGCAGTTGGAGTATGGATTTCGACGCTTTAATTAACAAAAATCATAAACCTCGATTCATTGTAGTAGCTAATGATGGAACTTCTAAAATTATTGAATTAAATATGCATAGCTCCGCTGCTGAGTATTTCTCAGTAGAATCACCCAAATGGGGGAACTTTATACAAAATGTTGATAAACTTTATTTAGAAATTTCATCTCAATCAGGTGATAACATAAGGCTACCTATTCCCACCGATGCCATTGATCAGTGGAATACCGTTGTAAATGCTGATATGAAAAAACTAAAAAAAGAATTTGAAAACAAATAGGCAGTGTATAACATGGTGTGATATACCAATTTGTTAAGTCTCATCTACCCATTACGCAAATTCAACCATCTAAAACACCCACACGCCGCGACTCTCGTACACCGATTCCGACGTATCATTCCCACACCGAATCGCACGATCCAGTGCCATAATGAGCGCAATCACGCCGTCGATCTTCTCTGTGGATTTCTCCTTGTCCGCCTTGATGTTCCCTGCGGGATCGGTGCGAATGAAGATGTTGTCTGCCATCCAGCGCATGACGGGATGCCCGCCGTACGCTATTTTCTTTTCCAGCGTCAGCTTCATCAACTCTTTGGTCGGCGGGCTCATATCCTTGAATCCCTGCCCGAACGGAACAACGGTGAATCCCATTCCTTCGAGGTTCTGCACCATCTGCACCGCGCCCCAGCGGTCAAAGGCAATCTCACGGATGTTGTACTTCTCGCCCAGTTTCTCGATGAACGCCTCGATGAATCCGTAATGCACAACATTCCCCTCGGTGGTCATGAGAAAGCCCTGCTTCTCCCACACGTCATACGGTACATGATCGCGGCGCACGCGAAGGTCAATGTTCTCCTCGGGAATCCAGAAGTACGGAAGCACGGCAAACGGCTCATCCTCCTCGGTCGGAGGAAACACGAGGACAAATGCCGTAATATCCATCGTGGAGGAAAGGTCTAATCCGCCGTAGCAGACGCACCCCTCCAAGGATTCCGCATCCACAGGCAGAGCGCACGCATCCCACTTGTCCATCGGCATCCACCGCACGGACTGTTTCACCCATTGATTCAGACGCAACTGACGGAAACTGTTCTCCTCGGCGGGATTCTGCCGTGCGGAATCGCAAGCCGCCTGTACCTTGTCGATGCCGACCGTGATACCGAGGGACGGATTCGACCGCTTCCAGACCTCGGGGTCTGTCCAGTCCTCATCCTCCTTCGCTCCGTAGATCACGGGATAGAAGGTCGGGTCGATCTTTCTCCCTTCGAGAATGTCCTTCGCTTTCTGATGCGTCTCATAGCAGATGGACTGCGTGTCCGTTCCTGCTGTGGTGATAAGGAAGTAAAGCGGCTGCATACGCGCATCACCAGAGCCCTTCGTCATAACGTCAAAGAGCTTGCGGTTCGGCTGCGTGTGCAGTTCGTCGAATACAACGCCGTGAATGTTGAAGCCGTGTTTCGAGTAGGCTTCTGCCGAAAGCACCTGATAGAAGCTATTCGTCGGCAGATACACCATCCGCTTCTGGGAGGCGAGGAGCTTCACACGCTTGCTGAGCGCAGGACACATCCGCACCATGTCGGCAGCGACCTCAAAAACGATGCTCGCCTGTTGGCGGTCAGCCGCGCAGCCATAGACCTCTGCACGCTCCTCCCCATCGCCGCAGCAAAGGAGCAGTGCGACAGCGGCCGCGAGCTCTGATTTTCCTTGCTTCTTGGGAATCTCCACATACGCCGTATTGAACTGCCGATAACCGTTCGGCTTCAAAATTCCGAAAATGTCTCGGATGATGCGTTCCTGCCAGTCGATGAGTTCGAAGGGCTTTCCTGCCCACGTCCCCTTCGTATGGCACAGGCACTCGATAAAGCCCACAGCATAATCCGCAGCGCCTTTGTCATAGTGCGCGTCCTCTGCCATGAACTTCGTTGGCGTGTAGTCCATGAGTTTTCGCAAGCGATCACCCCCATCAAAAAAGAGCCGCCGTCAGCGACTCAAAATATCTGTAACGAGAAGCAGCCCCGAAGGGCTGTTTTGTTGTTCGGCGCGGCTTAGATGTGCTTCATGCACCAAGCCATCGCGTGCCCGCCGTCCTCGAAAAGCTCGGTGGCGGCTTCGACAAGGTTCAGGCGGCATTCGATGTCCGCGAATCCCGTCTCCTCCGGCGTTTCGACCATCTCGTAGATGGCTGCGTGGAAACCCCAGCATTCCATCCCGACGACAAGGATCTGCTCGCCGTAGCGAAGGATCGCGCCGCTTGTCCCGAACCGCATCTCATCGAGGTGCTCCATCGTGGTGGTCTTCGGCCATCTTGCTTCTGCGCTTTTCATTTTCGTTTCCTCCTTTGTGTAGGTTGTTCCCTTCGTCATGTGTATATATGCCTCTAAACGCAGAATATAGCAAGTCATATTTCGGATAAACTACACTTATTTTTCGAGAGAAACACAGCCCCGAAAGGCTGTGCAAAATCCGTTAAACGCTCTCTTCGCCCGTGAGGATAAAGCGTACATACGCCGCACGGTTCTCTTCGATGAAGCAGACCAGTTCGTAGAATCCCATCTTAAACGCCATGCGCTGAACACCGGGAACATCGAACATATTCACCCGCCCGGAGTCGCGAATGTCCATGATCTGCGTGAAAATCGTCTCGTTCATGACTGACCGCCTTTCTCTGCGATGCGGAAGGAGTCCACACCGGGGATCAGACTCAGTGACGATCCTGTCTCCCACCGAACGAGAAGCTGCCCCGCGTCATCAACACCCATGACCTCGCCCATCGTCCCTTTGGGTGGTGCTTGCGGATCGTCCATGCCGAGAAGTTCCACCTTCGTCCCGCGTGGGTACCGCTCTCAAAGCACGGTGATCTGCTCCTTACTCGGAAAATGCATGACGCTCATCTCCTTTCCGATGTCCGCTCTTGAATGCGCTGCTGCCCGTGAGATTCTGCAGGAGAATCTTGCGCGACTCTTTGTAGGCATTTCCGATCATGCCAAGGCGTAGGAGGAAGCAGCGGAAAGCGTATTTCTCGTTGTCCACAATCTTCTCCTTTGCCGTGACGCGCTTCTGCGTCCGCGCCATCAGGCAGAGTTTACTGATGAACTCGGCATATGCCTTTGCCGTCTCGTTAGTGATCATGCCGTGCAACCATGCGAAGGTGATGCGGTCATCGGTGAGCGTGTAGATCGCTTCCTTAATCTTGAAGGCGTGTCGAATGAGCCGTCCCTTGCTCAGGAGGAGGGCGTCCAGATTCTGCAGTGCCGTTTCGGTGAAAAGGCTGCGTGGGAGACTGATGGAAAGGCTGTCCTCGTCGGGTTCTTCTACCGCCGTTTCTGCCGGTGTCAGATCATCCACTGCCTCTTCCGTCCGGTTCGGCTCGTCTGCCCCTGTATCCGCGCAGGAAGCCTCGTGCTCCCCACCCTCGGACATAAAGCCCTCCTCGCGCAGTGCCGTGCGCACACGCGCAACAGTCGCTTCGTCAAGGGCATCGTCGAAGCAAAGACATCCGTCCTTCGTGATCTCGAATGCGCCGATCTTGTAGGAAAATGTCGGTGCGCCGCAGTAGACGGGCTTTTCGCCGAGCACCTTGCTGACTACCGCGACCATCGCCTTGCGCTCTTCCTTTTGGATGTTGTAATTGACCTTCATGGTGACTACCTCCTTCATGTACTTTGGTCATTACATTCATCACTCACGTGGGAAGAATTAGCAAGCGGATTCTGTTGTATACACCAACTCTATCTCATCAAATAGATCTTATGCCCATCATTTCCCTGCCAAGGATACCGTCATGCGTTCGAGCATCTTGCCTGTCATCCAGATCGCCCCGTCGATAACAAGCGGCAGGAAGATGCGGTCACGGAATCTACACCATCCTGTCTCCTTCTCCGCGCTCTCCTTCAGTGCCGCCGTGTACGCCGCCGACACCTCACGCGCTGCGGGAAGCCCCTTCTCGTGCATCCAGAGGACGGTCGCTTCCTTCGCTTCCGTCCGCACGAAGTCCCCCACATGATTTTTCAGTTCATTTTGAATGTGTTCCAGTTTCATCTTCAACACTCTCCTTCATAGTCCGTTACCCCACGCGCAATCGCACGTGCAAATTCATCCTGCTGCGTCCCAAGAAGCTCTGCATCGCCCGCATGGTCGATAAACGCAAGCTCCACAAGCACTGCGACCGCATCAGTGTTGCTCAGAACATACAGTCCGTTGACACCGGGCTTTGCACCCTTCACGCCGCGATCCACAGTGCCGAGCGCATCCACAATCTGGTTCTGGATGCACTGTGCCAGTATCTCCCCTGCGCCGCTTCCATAGAAGTGCCAGACCTCCGTTCCGTTTGCACTGCCGTTATAGGCGTTGCAGTGAATGGAGATGAATACGTCCGTATCGCTGTTGTTGGAAGCCGTAACGACTTCATGCAGACTGTCCGATTGCAAAGTGCCAACTACCTCTACACCTGCGGCAACGAGATAGCCCGCCACAAGGTCAGCGACGTTCTTTGTCACGTCACATTCCCGCAGCCCGTATCCGCACGCGCCGGGGTCGGGATTTCCGTCCGGCGCATGACCCGGATTCAAAAACACACGCATCACGATTCCTCCTTTGGTTTCGGCACATCCACATACGGAATGCGCTCACCGTCACGTTCCAAAAACACATCTTCTGTATTGCCGTCCTTGCTCTGGATGTATCTCTCAACAGCAACATCCACGAATTTCGCCTCAAGCTCCACGCCATAGCAGATACGCCCCAGCTGGTCGCAAGCAATCAGCGTTGATGCCGAGCCGAGGAATCCGTCAAGAACGATACCATTCGTCTGCGTACACTGCTTGACAAGGTACGCGATAAGCGGCACGGGCTTCGAGGACGGATGTCCGCAGCCGTCCTTCTTCGAGTCTTTGATGCGGTCAAATGCAAAGACAGTGGTCTGCTTCTGATCGCCGTACCACCTGTGCCGTCCGTCCTTCCTCCATCCCCAGATAATCGGCTCGTGGATGTACTTCCAGTCCGTGCGCGTAAGAACCAGTCGGTCTTTCTTCCAAACCAAGCCCGCGCCAACTTTAAAGCCCGCATCTTCATAAGCGTCATGAAAGATGCGGGCTTTTGCTGTTGCGTAAAATACATAGATGGAAGCGTCTGTCGCCATTGCCGAGTGGAAGGCGGTAAAGGCAGATTTGAGGAACTCATAGGCGTCCTTGTCATTCAGATCGTCGTTCTTTATTTTCCCCGATGTGCTTTCAAGCTGGATCATGTATGGGGGATCCGTGCATACGAGATTTACCTTCTCACTGCCGAGCAGACGTTCATACGTCTCCGGCAACGTGGAATCTCCGCAGATAACACGATGCTTGCCGAGATGCCACACATCACCCGATTGAGCAACACAGGGTTTTGCGAGTTCCGCATCCACGTCGAAATCATCTTCCTGCGCTTCACCATCATCCAGTGAGAGCAGATCGGCAATCTCGGATTCGTCAAAGCCCGTGAGCGAGATGTCAAAGTCCATACCCTGCAAGGCTTCCATCTCGACGCGCAGCATTTCCTCGTCCCATCCTGCGTCAAGTGCGAAACGGTTGTCCGCGAGGATGTACGCTTTCTTCTGCGCTTCCGTCAGATGATCGACGAATACGCACGGCACGCTCTCCATCCCCTCCGCCCGCGCCGCCGCAACACGTCCGTGTCCTGCGAGGATGCCGTAGTCCTTGTCAATAATGACGGGACTGACGAATCCGAACTCCCGCAGACTGCCGCGCAGCTTGTTGATCTGCTCGGGCGAATGCGTCCGTGCGTTGTTGGCATACGGAACGAGTTTACTGATCGGAACGAGCTTCATCTCCGATGTTGTTTTGTTCAAATGACTTCCCTCCTTACTTTCTCGAACGCAGCAGCCGTTCCATCCGATCCTCCTGCGGCGATCCGCTGAACGTGGTGGTACAGTTCTGCTTTACGATGTCGAATATCTCATACCAGAGCAGATTGGACTGTTTCTGGAATGCCTGCCCCATCTGGACAAAGGGACTTGCAATCGCGCCGCCTGTGGTCGGATGCTTGCCGATGAGCCCATATTGACTCATCGCTTCCTCACACTGGATGAAGCGGGCAAATGCCTGCGCGTAGCTTTCAATGAGCCGTGGATTCACAAGCCGCTCACAGCCGCGCTCCTTCAGCCACAGCCATGTTTCGCGGAAAATCTCATCCGCACCGAGCGGCTTTCCGTTCCGCTGTCGCGCAGACAGGAACTCGCTCGGCGTTGGCATCTCCTCACCGTAGAGGTCAGCGGCATCCACAAGGTCTGTGCCGTCCAGTTCCGTCATGGGGAACTCCATGATGTGCGCCGTGCGCCCGCCCGCAATCTTATCTGCCAGTGCCTCGGGCTTATCTCCCGCCCGGATGCGCCGCCCGCCACGATTTGTACCGTCACGCGCCATCTTCTCGCCCCCTTCCCTTAATACCCTGTTTGAACCGACGTTTTTTTGCGTGCGCCCCCTCCCCGGTCCAGTAACGGCGCGGTTTTAGAGATTTGACCGCCCCCTGGGGGGTCTAGCGGTCGCCTCTGCTACGCTGGTGAATTCGCTCATGACAGGACACGCAGAGCGACATCAGATTCTCCGTATCATGCGTGCCACCGTCCGAAATCGGTTGGATGTGATGCACGAGTGTTGCGTGGATGTATCTGCCCCGCTCTTTGCAGCACTCGCAAAGTGGATGCGCTGCCAAGTGTCGGTCACGGATTTTCTTCCACGAACCTCCGTATCTCTTATGCTGATCGTAGCCACGAGCGAAGTGGTCATAATGCCTCTGCATCGTTTTTTCGTGCGTCTCACAGTAGCAACTCTTTCGATCCGTGAGGTTCGGACAGCCTGTCATGCGGCAGGGTCGTTTCGGCTTTCTCGGCATCGTTTCACCTCCTCGATGGCATGAAAAAACCTCCGCTGGGATTGCTCCCATTGGAGGTCGAGCCTTTAAGCATACTTTTCATAACACCATTTTACCATGTCAACACTGGAACTCAAGAGAATTATAGTGAAGTCTTTTTGCGTGATTTCAAAACGGCTTTGATGGCCGGGACGAGTTTCGTAACATTGGCGTTAATATTGTCTGTATCGATATGGATAATCTCCCAATCCTCGCCCAGCTTCCAAATGATGACTTCATCTCGCTTTCGCTGCTTATCTGCATGATCCTTGCCATGAAACGGTCTGCCGTCAATCTCTAGGGCGACCTTATATTCTGGGATAACGAAGTCTATGGAATAATTAAAAATCTTCACTTGATGACGGATCTTTAATCCTTTACGGACAAGTTCCAACGCAGTCATGATTTCTTCTGTGCTCTGAAACCAACCTGGTCGGTCGATATTTCTTTTTATTACATCATATGCCCGTTGATATTTTTCTATAGGTGCCACCTTGCTGATTCTTTTGATTGCTTCTTCCAGCTTGCGTCCCTTTTTTTCTGTTGCAAGAAAGTTGTTGCCGGCTTTTCTTACTGCCGAAAAAAAGCTACGACACTTGGGACAGGTAATTTTCATCCCCTTTTTATACGTCCAAGTCGTGACTGGCGCTCCGCAAATATGGCACTCTGGGTAATAAACCTCAAAACCATACTTATCCTTACCGATAGAAATATTGTCTTCTAGTGCTTCCTGATAACTCATGACCTATCTACCTCCGCTACAAGAATCTTATCCACAGCAGTGAGCGCTTTGGAATGGAGAATATGCACCCAGCGGGAAGTATAGTGCATCTCGCCCGCAATCTCGTCCCACGACATGAAGCTGAGATACCGAAGTTCCAACAGCATGAGTGCGTTGGTATCCTGCACCTTGCTGATGGTCGCCATAACCTCACGCTTCAAATCCACCAAATGGTCGATGTCATCGTTGATTTCATTTTCCAAGTCGACAATCTTGTCGATGGTATCCGCCAAGCGATGGACATTCCTCGTGCCACTGACAGGCTCCGTTCCCATTGTGGACGTGGCTCTGGTAGCAAGATCACGCAGAGAGTCCACTTGGCGGAGCTTGCTGTTGACCCGTTGGTCAATACGATACGCCTGACTGAGATATTCTTTCGCCGTCATGCAAATTCCCCCTCCAACTTTTCAAGCAGCCACTCTCCATCGAGACTGGTCAACTGTCCAAACCATGCGGAACGGAAGAACCACTCCGTCTCAGAGCGCATCGCTGCCGCTGCAACATTCTCTGCGTCTTTGGCAAGAGCCGTTCGTGCCCACCGATAGTCTTTCGCCGCCTGCTCGACGATGGCGTTTGCCAGAATCTCATAACTCATCATGTCACCTCTGCTTTGACGGCTTCAATCAGAGCCGCCTGTGTCTTGTCCTTCTGCTTTAGGGAACGAAGGATTCTCTCATCAATCGTGCCCTCGGCGATGATGTGCTGCACCACGACGGTCTTGGCACTCTGCCCCTGCCGATAGAGCCGTGCCACGGTCTGCTGATAGAGTTCCAAGCTCCATGTGATGCCAAACCACACAAGGGTCGAGCCGCCGCTCTGAAGGTTCAGTCCGTGACCTGCGCTCGCCGGATGGATCAGGGCGACGGGGATTTCTCCACGATTCCAACGAGCAATTGCCTCGTCCGTATCCAGTCGGACGCACGGCACGCGCTTTTCGATGCGCTCTGCATCATGCCTGAACCAATATGCCACGAGGAGCGGCTTGCCGTTCATGCTCTCAACGATGTCCTCCAAGGCATCCAGTTTGCGGTCATGGATATGCAGGGTAGTTCCATCGTCGGTATAAACCGCACCGTTCGCCATCTGTGCGATCTTGCCCGACAGAACTCCTGCATTTGCCGCCGTCACCTCATCGCCTTTTAGTTGGAGGACAAGCTGCTCGCACATATCGGCGTACATTTTCTTCTCTTCCTCATTCATGCGTACGATGTATTCACTCTCGATCAGCTCCGGCATCCTCAGATGGTCGGCGGCTTTCATGGAGATGGTTATGTCAGAGATTTTCTCATAAATCCGCTCCTCGGCTCCGGGAAGTGGCGCGTAGGAGAATACCACCTGCCCGTTGCGCTTGTCCGGCGTGAAGTAATCCTGCCGATACTTCGTAATGAACCGCCCCAGACGCTGTCCCATGTCGAGTACCTTGAACTCTGCAAAGAGATCCATCAAGCCGTTGCCGGATGGCGTTCCCGTAAGTCCGATGACTCTCTTCGCCAAGGGGCGAACCTTCATGAGTGCCTTGAACCGCTTGCTGCTCCAATTCTTGAACGAGGAGAGTTCATCAATCACGATGGCATCGTAGGAGAAGTCTGTTTTCTCCACGAGCCACGGCACGTTCTCGCGGTTGATGATGTAGAGGGAGGCTTGCTTGCGGAGTGCTGCCAATCTCTCTTTCTCTGTCCCAACCACTACGGAGTAGCGGATATGATGCAGATGCCCCCACTTGCCGATCTCCTGCGGCCATGTGTTTCTTGCCACTCGGAGCGGCGCGATAACGAGAATGCGGGAAATCTCGAATCGGTCAAACAGCAGATCATTGAGGGCTGTGAGAGTAATTACCGTCTTTCCTCAGCCCAAGCCCATATCCAGGAGTACGGCGGCAGTTTTATGGCTTTCGATAAAATCGATGGCGTACTGCTGGTAATCATGCGGTATGAACTTCACGGGGCATCACCTCCAATCTCAACGGAATTCATTACCGAAACACTTCCTGCAGCACATCCACATGATAGGTGTTTACCATGCCATATTTTGCATCGTACTCCTTGCCGATGTGGTACCCCTGCTTTCTGGACATTGCCGAGGCTTTGCGTCCGAGTCTTGCGGCGGCATCCCGACTCACGCCACGAACTCCCATGAGATTGGCATAGCCGATGATGGTGTAGTGGTGCTCATCGATAGTAATCTGCTTGGACTCGACCTCAAGAAGCCGCTCGTCCACCTTGTCAATCCGGGCATTTGCCGCCTTGATTGCCTTTGCCTGCTCCACCATTCGCTGTGCGCTGTATAGCAGAAATTCCTCGGGTGTCATGTTCTTCGCAACTTTGAAGTAACTGTCTTCAAGCTGTTCAAATACATCCCACGCCCGCTCCGTCCCAAGCATCTTGCTGTGACGGGCAGCGCCTCTCTCCGTCCAGAGATACAGATGACGTGTTTTCGGGGAAATTTGCAGTTCGATATTTTCGACCTGCAAACGGAAGGTCTGTAAATCCTGCCCTTCCAGAACAAAGAAGTGTTTCCCCGCAATAAATCGCACACGGTTGTTGTTGAAGTTCTGCTGAATCTGCTTCGGGGCGCATCCATACGCCTCGGCAAGCTGCTCCGTGGTCATGACACGGATGCTGTTGTGTTCCAAAACCGTAAGTTCATTCATGGTCGATCTCCTCCAATACGCTGTCAATTTGATTTATCTCGTCAATCACATACACCTTGAATCCCAGACGTCGAAGTAGCCTGTGCCTCGCCAGCTGCAAAGCTCTCGGCTTCTTCCCCGGTGCTTTCAGTTCCACAAAGCCCATTCTGCCGCCGGGCAGCAGTACCAGTCGGTCAGGCATCCCATCGAATCCCGGTGAGGTAGACTTTGGTGCGATGCCGCCCATCGCTCTGGTTCTTGCTGCAAGTTTCTGCTCAATCGTCCGTTCGTACAACTTTTCCTCCTGTAACATGAGGTTGTATCACTTCTAAAGCCAGTCATATCAACGGATTCACGTTGTTTCTTGTTACAAGGCTACAGAAAAATCCCTATATACGCATATATGCGCGTATTCGCGTTTTTCATGTACGGAATTATTATGTTTCTATTTACATATATAAATCTTGTAACTTGTAACAAAGCCTTATGGTACGGGCTTTGCTGCAAGTTACAACTTCCGTACAAGTTACAAGCGGCGATAGATTCTCTGCAGTCCGTAAATTGCGATACGTTGGGGTGTGGGCTGCTTTTTCCATTCAGGAAGTCTGGACATAATGGCTGCTATCGCATAGCTGTCTATGGAACGCAAATCCTCTTTTTTCCTGCTGAAGCACTCACACCAAATCTCCATGTTGCTGACAATCACGCGCACGTCTGTCCCCACGGGAGTCGTATCATCGCCCCGCAAGAACTCCCGCCGCTGATAGAGATCCATCTCGTCCCAGTTGGCGGGAAGCAGCGTATCGAGATAGAGACGCACCAAACCTTCACGCTCATCGTGCTCCATCGCTTCCCGCTGCTCCTCTTTGGCATATTCCTCCAAGTCCGGGGGCAGATACAGCTTTTCTCCGACATCGGCGAGAATCATCACCTCCGCCCAGATCTGCCGCACAAGCTCCGAGGTCATCTGCCAGGGTCTATATTTGCTGCTGCCGCTCAGTTTAATGTTCCAATAGCGGCGGTTTCCTGTGATGTCTCTCAGATACCCGTTCTCGCTGTTGGTCGTGCCGAAGAATACACACTGGCGCGGATGGGAGGTCACCCGCCTGCCGAAACTCGCCCGATACTTGTCATCTACTCTGGAAACAAAAGCCTTTACTTTGTCGAGGTCGGCTTTCTTCATTCCGGCAAGCTCACCAATTTCGAGAATCCAGTAGCCCTGCAGCTTTTCGGCGGCGGTCTTGTCGTTCATATCCGATAAGGTCAGACTGTCGGAGAACCAATCCATGCCAAGGTTGGCGATGAAGGTGGATTTTCCGATGCCCTGTGCGCCGTTGAGAACTGGCATATAGTCAAACTTGATGCCCGGCTCTTTGATGCGCCGATAGGCGGCGCACAGTACCTTCCGACTGACGGCACGGGTGTAAGCGTTATCCGCTGCGCCCAGGTAGTCGATGAGAAGCGTGTCCACTCTCGCCACACCGTCCCAAGGAGGCAGTGCCGCAAAATACTCCCGTATCGGATGGTAGGATCGGTCGTCCACGGCTTTCGCGACGGCGATGTCATAGTTTCGCGCCGAGAACGTGCCGTAGTTGTCATCCACATAGCAGATGAGCTGGGCATCGTCCGCATCCCGCCAGAACTTACCGGGATGTGCCCACGGGACTTCCCCCTTGATCTCCATGCCGTCTGCCAGCTGATTAAAGACAATGTTTTTCATGTAAGGATCGTTTTGCATGATGAGCTTGATGTTGTAGAGGGAGTTCTCAAGCTGTGTGGACTTTTTCTGCCGCACCAGCTTGTCCTTCCAATCGTCCTCCTCGGAAAACTCCTCAGCCGCCCGTTCCTGCCGCTCCTTGAGTGCAAGGGTACGTACTTTTTCATCCTTGGCGGCAAACTCAGCCATCTGAGTGAAATCGCCGTCAAAGAGATGTGTGCCTACGAGGTCGTATGCGTTGCACAGCTTACCGTAGGCAGGATCGGAGGCATGGTGGCTGTAAGCGAATTTACCGTCATAAATCATCACACCGGGGATGCTCGCCGATTTCGTATAGCCCCACCGATTCTCGTCGGTGGTCGGCTCATACACATCGGAGAGAAAGGTCTGTATTCCTTCCTGGATGGAGTACGCTCGGCAGAACGCTCCTACAATGCCCTCCTTGCTCAGAGGGTCGGCTTGTCTTTTGCGCTCCCTTTCCACCGCTTCTTTTTCACCCGGCGCGGTCGGCAGGGAGCTGCAGTCCTGCCAGTTCGGATGCGCTGCCAAAAACACATCGGGGTCGAGCCAGTCGCCCTCATATTGGCGGCAGATGTACTCCCCGTCGGAAGAGGCGGTCGGCCAATACATCAGCTGATTGATCTTGAAGGAACAGAGATCAACCGTATCCATGCCAATTTCGTCTGCAAGATAGCGGGCGATGGCATTATACTCATCCGGTGTGACATCCCGCGTCAGCGGTACAAGGATTCTCGCCCGTGGTGCTTCCGGGGTATGGCTGTGGGTGGTGTAGACAATGGCGCAATGCTTGAAGGCGAAGGCATCGAAACAGCCCGGCTTCAGTCGGTCATGATCCAAGGTGATCATGGAGCGGCTGATGACCTCGGTCGCTTTCCGACGTGTCCCTTTCAGCGTTCCCGGCAAGAATCCGCCCTTATCCTTCACAGCATCTTTCTCGCGTTTTTTCATAGCATGATACTGTGCACTCGTTTCAGCGGTTCGGATGGGGCTCTGCAGTTTTTCCCAAAGTTCTTCCATCGTCATTTTTCTTGCGTGCCAGACAAGTGCCGAGCGACTGTTCCCAAGGCAAAATGCTAATTCTCTCATACACGCACCTTCCTCACCCTCGGTGTCTGTCCGTATTCAAATCTTGCCTGCCGTGCCAGCTTGAACGCCTGTACAGTGGCAGCGTCATCTCTGTCCATCGTATAATTGCTGTCATCTCCGAAAAGCTCAAATTTGCCCTGTTTGTTGATGCCGGGATGAGCAACGAAGTAATCTCCGTCGATGGTCTGAAAGTTGAAGGGATACGGGCCGCCGCCAAAGCTGGGGAAACCGTAATAGCCCCACTCTTGGCAGTAACATTCAATATCTCCGATATCCTCTCCGTCGGGGATTCCGGGAACAACGAGGAGCGGGTGCTTGCCTTGGCTGAACTGGTTGATTTTGGCGGCATCGGCTCTACTCATCTTTCCCTTTACCTCCACATGGAGATCGCCGCCTACTCTTCCGTCAACATCGTGGAGCAGGAAGTCCGGCAAATAGCATTGACCATTATTGAGCACATACCCCTCCGGCTCATACTCCCAACGAACACCGCAGGCATCAAAGAACACTGCCCATCGCGCCTCCAAGCGTGAGCGGAAAAGATAGCCCTTGTATTCTGTCTCTATTACCTTCATCTTGATACCTCCTCGCATTTTGTTGTGAAATAGCGGATGTTCTTCCGCAGCCTCACGGCATGAGCGATCTCCGCCTCCATGCCTTTGGTAATCTTGTCGCCGAACACCCAGAGTTCACCGCACAACTTCAGCAGCTCGAAGTTCATCTGCATAACCCTCTCGCGCTCCATCTCCTCAGACATGAACTGCGGAAAGTACAAATGCGGCGCAATAGGAATGCGTCCCTTGCTCACGGTGAACTTGCAGTAGTGCCTCGCCCGCATGACATTAACGCGCGGATTGTCCCGATAGGGCGAGCAGATGTAGGTGAACAGATTCTGTCGGAATACCTTGGTGAGAGCTGCGTGCGCTGTAGGATCGGCATAGCCCTCGTGATTTCTGAACTCGATCATTTCTCGCACCTCATCTTCCTGCTGCATTCCGTGCAGCAGATCGCCGTGCCGAAGAGGTCGAACTCCGCATCGCCGAAGAACTCATTGAGATCAACAGGCACTTCCGCTCCGCAGCGCGGACAATGGCAAAAGACATTCTCATCGTTGATTTCCACCGTGACCTCCATAGCGTCATTGATGTTTTCCTTAACATAGAACATAAAGGCTTTCCTCCTTCAGAAAACACCGGGCGTCATTGCCCTTCACTATTGAAAGGACAGAAGATCGGATTCTTAGCGGATAAATCCGCAAAATTTTTCCTTTCCTTATAAATGCCAGAGCCAAAAGTGGCTCTATTTTTTCGCTAAAAATAGCCGTTGCTGTCCTTTCAATAGCGAGAGGCAGAAACGGAAAAAAATATTTAAATTTTATCCGCTGAAAACTCAGGTTTCTGTCCTTTCAATAGTGAAGGGGCAGGAAAGCCCCTCGGAAAGAGAGGTACATCCACATGGAAACTCAGAACGACAAGGAACTGGCAGAAGTGCTGGTCGCCATCAGCATCATTGCCAGGCGACTTGCGGACAAGCTGTCGGAAGGAGGGAGCGAGGATGGAAAACCTTGCAGCGAAGATTGAATCCCTGCGGCTCTCGGCGAAATCCATCATAGACGTCGCCGACGAACTGTCAAAGAGCCTGCAGGCAGAAGAGCCGAACGCGCCGTCTCTTGAGGATGTTCGGCACAAACTGATCCTTGCGGCGCAGGCGGGATTCAGTGCAGAGGTCAAGGCTCTTATCACGAAATACGGAGCCGATCGCCTGTCGGCAGTTGACCCGTCCCACTATGCAGCGCTTCTTGCAGAAGCCGATGCCATCGGAGGAGTGAAGAACCGTGAGTAAGCATTCCCTGCTCTCAGCATCGGCAAGCCAACGCTGGATTGCCTGCCCGCCGTCGGCAAGGCTCTCTGAGGAATACGCCGACAAGCCCAGCGAATACGCCCAAGCCGGAACCGACTGCCACGAACTTTGCGCCTACAAGGTGGAAAAGGCTCTGGGCAGGAAGATTCGAAATCCCGTCAAGCACCTCTCCTTCTACGACGAGGAGATGGATGAATGCTCCGACGGCTACCGGGATTTCGTCTTGGAGTGCGTAGCACAGGCCAAGACATCCTGCAACGATCCGCTCGTCCTCGTGGAGCAAAGACTGGATTACTCCCGCTATGTGGGCGTGGAGGGAAGTTTCGGCACGGGCGACTGCGTGATTGTCGCCGACGGTATGCTGTATGTCATTGACTACAAGCATGGACTCGGTGTACTGGTGTCGGCTGAGAAGAACAGTCAACTCTCCTGCTACGCCCTTGGCGCATTGGACTTGTTCGATGGAATCTACAACATCGAGCGCATCACCCTCGTCATTTATCAGCCTCGCCGGGCAAACATCAGCCTGTACGAGATGGGAAAAGACGAATTGCTCTCATGGGCAAATGACATCCTCGCCCCCGCTGCCAAACTGGCGCAGGAAGGCAAAGGCGAATTCAAGGCGGGAGATCATTGCCAGTTTTGCAAGGCCAAGGCGAACTGCCGAAAACGCGCCGAATACAACCTGGAACTCGCCAAGTACGACTTCGAGATGCCTGCCACCTTGGAGGACAGCGAGATAGCCGCCATCCTGCCGAGGATCGACGAGTTGGCATCTTGGGCGAGCGATGTCAAGGATTATGCCCTGCAAAAAGCTCTCTCCGGCACCCGGTTTGATGGCTTCAAGGTAGTCGAAGGCCGCTCTAACAGAAAGTACACCGATGAGGATGCCGTAGCCAAGGCAATCAAGGCGGCAGGCTTTGAGCCGTATGAACAAAAGCTCCTCAGTATCACCGCCATGAGCCATGTACTTGGCAAGAAGAAGTTTGAGGAACTCTTAGGCGAGCTGGTCTATAAGCCGGCTGGAAAGCCGGTGCTTGTTCCCGACAGCGACAAGCGTCCGGCAATGAACACTGCAGCAGATGATTTCAAGGAAATTTGAGGAGGAAACCACCATGGCAAAATTTGCAATCCCAACAAAAGTTATCACGGGCGTTAAGACTCGTTGGAGCTACGCCAACGTCTGGGAGCCGAAGAGCATCAACGGCGGTGCTCCCAAGTATAGCGTGTCACTCATCATCCCCAAGAGCGACACGGTAACGGTTGGAAAAATCAAGGATGCTATCAAGGCCGCCTACGAGGAAGGCCAGAGCAAGCTGAAAGGCAACAACAAGTCCGTCCCCGCCCTCTCGAGCATTAAGATGCCTCTGCGCGATGGCGATCTTGAGCGTCCCGATGACGAAACGTACAAGGACAGCTACTTCATCAATGCCAACAGTGCCACGGCTCCCGGCATCGTGGACGCAGCTCGCCAGCCAATTCTCGAACGCTCCGAGGTGTATTCCGGTGTTTACGGTCGTGCCAGCATCAACTTCTATGCCTTCAACAGCAACGGCAACAAGGGCATCGCTTGCGGACTCAACAACCTGCAGAAGATTTCCGATGGTGAGCCGCTGGGAGGCAAGACTCGCGCCGAGGACGATTTCGCCGACGAGGACGAGGAGTTCCTCAGCTGATTAGACTATGCTTCTGCCAAAAGGCAGCGTGGAGAAATCCTCGCTGCCTTTTGGCAAGAAAGGACTCGCAATGAATACACTCTCCATTGACGTAGAGACATTTTCCGATGTGGACATTTCCAAATGTGGCGCATACAAATATGCAGAATCGCCCAGCTTCGAGATACTGCTCTTTGCCTATGCAGCAGACGGCGGCGAAGTGCAGGTCGTCGACCTTGCGGCTGGCGAGAAGATTCCACAGGAGATTCTGGCGGCTCTGACCGATGATAATGTCATCAAATGGGCGTTTAACGCCAACTTCGAGCGCATCTGCCTGTCACGCTATCTTTCAGACGTGGGATTTCTCCGGGATGCCTTCCTCAGCCCCGAAAGCTGGCACTGCACGATGGTTTGGGCGGCGTACATGGGGCTTCCCCTCTCCCTTGCCGCCGTAGGCAGCGTTCTTGGACTTGAAGAACAGAAAATGTCCGAAGGAAAATCTCTCATCCGTTATTTCTGCACGCCCTGTACAGCCACCAAAACGAATGGCGGCAGAGTTCGCAATCTCCCCTGCCATGCCCCGGACAAGTGGGCAATGTTCAAGGCGTACAACAAGCGCGATGTCAAGGTCGAGATGGCAATCCAACATCGGCTCGCCAAGTTTCCCGTCCCGAACTTCCTTTGGGATGAATATCATCTCGACCAAGCAATCAACGATCGTGGCATCCGCATTGATATGGCGTTCGTGGATAACGCCATCGCTATCGATGCCCGATCTCGCGATGAGTTGTCCGGGCGAATGAAACAACTCACAGGTCTGGACAATCCCAACTCTGTGCAGCAAATGAAAGGATGGCTATCTCAGCATGGAGCGGAGACGGATTCTCTCGACAAAAAGGCTGTGCTGGAACTTCTGAAGAATGCGCCGTCGGAACTTGCCGAGGTTCTGTCCCTGCGGCAGCAGCTTGCCAAGTCCTCCGTGAAGAAGTACATCGCCATGAAGAATGTTGCCTGTGCAGACCATCGTGCCAGAGGAACATTCAGATTTTACGGTGCGAACCGCACCGGGCGATTTTCCAGCAAGAACATCCAGCTCCAAAATCTTCCTCAAAATTACATGGAGCATTTGGAAGATGTCCGCACGCTTGTCCGACGAGGCGATTTCGAATCCCTCAACGTCCTCTACGACTCTGTTCCCAATGTTTTGTCGCAACTTATCCGCACAGCCTTTCTTCCGAAGGAGGGAAGAAAATTCATTGTCGCTGACTTCTCAGCCATCGAGGCGCGAGTGTTGTCATGGCTTGCCAAGGAGCGATGGCGCATGGATGTTTTCGAGAGCAACGGCGACATCTACTGCGCCACAGCAGGCAGGATGTTTCACTGCAATGTAGTCAAGCATGGCGAGAACGGGCATCTTCGGCAAAAAGGGAAACAGGCAGAACTGGCCTGTGGTTATGGCGGATCCGTCGGTGCGCTGAAGGCATTCGGCGCATTGGAATCCGGGATGAAGGAAGATGAATTGAAATCGCTCGTGGATGCTTGGCGTGCTGCAAATACGAACATCGTAGAGTTCTGGTGGGCAGTCGACCGAGCCGCAAAGGGCTGCATCAAGGAACGCAGCACAAAGGTCACGCACGGCATCCGATTCATCTATCAGAGCGGTATGATGTTCATCGAACTTCCGAGCGGTCGCAGACTCGCCTACGTGAAGCCCCGCATCGGAGAGAATCAGTTTGGCGGCGAATCCGTCACTTACATGGGACTCGATCTCTCGAAAAAGTGGGCACGGATTGAATCTTACGGACCGAAGCTCGTGGAGAATGTCACACAGGCGATCAGTCGCGACATTCTCTGCTATGCCATGCAAACGCTGCGGACGATGGACATTGTTGCACACGTCCATGATGAAATCATCATCGAATGCGACGAGCAGGTCTCCCTTCCTGTCATTTGTGAGCAGATGGAAAGAACCCCACCTTGGGCGGAAGGTCTCCTGCTTCGCGCCGAGGGTTTCGAATGCCGCTTCTATCAGAAAAATTGAAAAGGGGCATCCTATCGCTTTGACAGGATGCCCCCTCTTTATTCTGTTTACCCCATATCCGGTGCAAACAAGGCGCGGATCGCCTTGATTTTGTCCGATACCGTCCGCTGCTTCATACCCAACTTGTCGGCAATTGCCTGCTGGGTATTGTCGTCAAGGAGCAGCTTGAAAATCTCACCGTGCTTGGGACTGAGCGTAGCCGCCTTTTCAATTAATGCGTCCAGCAAAATCCTGTGCAGCACTTCATCCTCCATCCTTGTTACCAAAGGGCTGTCAATTGACCTCTTGCCACAGGAATCACTGAACTCGCCACGATGGGCTTCAAGGTTTTTTTCCGCAATGTATTCCGTAGAAGCCGAGCAATTTTTCTCCTTGATGATGTCGCCGTTCAAGAATCCCGGGCATTGGTCGCAGTTCTTTTCGCAACGGATGAGCCGCCCCGTTTTGGGGCTTCTGACCATGCAGCGGCTCTCACGCGCCTCCTGCTGCATTTCCCGACGCACTCCGTTCCAATACTCCCGATTGGAGCCTACAGGCCCCTGCGTTTTGTAGCACCTATACGCCTTTGCCCTTGTTCCCTTGGCATAGTACGGCTTGTAGATTACAACATTGGCAGGGTCGAAGCCGCAAAGCGACTCGAAGCCCGGCTCCATAATAACAAAAAGGTTCTCGGTTTTACTCTGATTTGCCATTGGACTTGTTCTCCTCTGAATGAGGACAAGTCCACCATATGTATTTTGTTGGCCATCATGAACGAATCCTCATTTCCTGATGACCAACCACCCCAGTAGGTTGGCGTTGACTAATATTTTGCCGCCTCTCCGCTCTGGGCACCCTCTCCGGAAAGGGTGAGCATTGAGGTGGCGAATCTCACAGAAATTTCACTCACTGTGTGGGCAAAATGTAAATCTGTGATATAATGATTAAGTACGGTTTGTTATGAAACAAAGTGATTGCTTCTTAACCGTACCTCTTGACTTCAGATTATTGTTAATTGGGTTAATTGCAATCCCCTAAAGCTGTTAATCCAGTTAATTGAGTTAATTTCTGACAATCAGAGACAAGGCAGGAAAAATATGATTCCATATTTGTGCGGCGGCACATTTCTCGCCCAGATTTTGCGGGCGATGGAGCGCACCACTACTTCTACCGACCATATGAATGGGCAAAAAGAAAGCCTCCCTGAACGAGAAATATTCAGGAGGCTGTTGTCTATATATAGGCTTGTTGAATTTCCTGCCGATGCCGGAGGCAGCATCAAAACATACGCCAGCCAGTTCAAGGTGTGTCAGAACTCCTTAGCTTCCTTTACGGGTTTCGCCGACAACGATTCCCGCATGAAATTTGACCGAGACGTACGGAGCGAGCGTTCCAAGGCTCTCTATATGATGTCCAATTTTGTTTCAGAATGCATCGATATTCCCAAAAACGGAGAGCAATTGGTGCGTTGTCTCCTCGGCATGATTAAGGATGACGGCACCATAAAATCAACAGATGAATTCTATATTTTGCCGGACGGAAGCCCGATCTCAAAGAAGGATATTGACAGCACGGACAAAATCTACATTGAGCCATTCCTCCTCGGCGTGTGGCACTACGTTATCATGAACCGTGCCGAGAAAAACGAGCTGGGAGCGGAAACATATCAATCGTGGTATCCTAAACGTAACGATTACAGAGGGACTGTTGGGAGTGACATAACGATGTCTATAAACGTAACATCGGCAAAAATCGAAGAGCCTACTGAGACCGAAACTGATGGGATATTTGACTCGCAGGAATTTACTGCTCATGTTGAGCCACAAGAGCCAACAATCAACAACTACTACGACATTAAGATAAAAAACAACATCCACGGAAATACGATTCAAAATCTGACGCTGTCATAGGAGGAACTTGAAATTGGTAAGTGAACTGCAAACCGTTCTTCCTCCGCTTCTGAATACGTATGTGCCGGATGTTCAAAGGAATGTTGCTGTAGGAATCAACAACCTTGTTGCCAATAATAAAATCGACCATCTGCACCTTAATATTCCATTGTCTGATGTGCCACCCCCCCTTCTTACACCCAATGCACAAGGAATAAATTTTAACCGCGATTATTACAACCTGTTCGTATGGGGCGCAGATTTAGAGATTGAACACCTCACCCCCTTCAAGGTGGCTTCTGACAGAGCCTTAACGGAGTTTATGGACAGCGATGTAAAAGAGATCTTTTCGACTTTGAAGGATGATTCGACAGTACAGAAGGTGATTTCCTTTCCATGCCTGTTTGCCAATGAGAACAGACATGGCGGATGGGCAGATACGGATCAGTCTGTCGGCTTTGGCTATATTAAACAGATCAAGGTTCGAAGAAACGGCGTGATGATCTATCCTCACGTCATTTATCGCCTTCCACAGCAGAGAATAAACGAAGCGTTATTTGAATTGGATTTATATGGCGATTCCTCTTATAACGAATTCAATCGTTCTCATTGGAGCATAAAGAAAATCGATTTAATCGCTGAACTTGTTGATATGGGATTCCCACTATTATGAGGCAACCAATGGAAAAAGATACACAACTTGAAAAATGGGTAAACTTGGAAGATGTAGCTGAATATCTCAGCGTTAGCAAGGATACGGTCAGAGCATGGATAAGGGGAAATAAGATACCGTTTTATAAAGCGGGAAAACGCTACAAGTTTAAAATATCTGAAGTAGATGATTATGTAAGGAATGGAAAGATATCCGAATAGGAGTACGCATCATGGATGAAAAATTACCCGGAGTTGTCCAAAAGATCACCCTAAACACCAATACCTATCAGAATAGGAGCATAGAGCCGACGCTTATCAACTTCTTCTTCGGTAAGAATGGTGCGGGGAAATCAACCATTGCTCAGTGCTTCAAGGGAAAAAGAGAAGGACTTTTTCCCGATGTATCTGCCTATGAGGTGTTGGTGTATAATCAAGACTTCATTCGTGAGAATTTGCAGGAAGACAGATCCATGCCGGGTGTATTCAGCATGAATGCCGAGGATATTGAAAAGCAAAACCAAATTTCTGCCAAACAGGAAGAACTCGATAAACTCCGGGAACAGTACACTACCAAAAAGAACACCAAAGAAGAGAAAGAAAATTTGCCTGCTTCGTTGCGGAGCGATTTGGAGGGCAGTTTCTGGAAACTCACGGACACTCCAAGAGCGGATTTTCCCAAGGCTGTCAAAGCAAAGATTTCCAATCGCATTACAAAAGCAACTGTATGTGACCAACTGCTAACAAATATCACAGCCAAGGAAATGAATCTCAACGAGCTTCATCGTCTTTACGATATTGCTTTCGGAAGCGACTCCACTACCTATACGGAATTAAAAAAGCCCCAGCTGCTCGCTGAGGACAAGATTGACGGTTTTGACTTGCTGAATGAGAAAATTATCAGCAGTTCCGACAAAGAATATGCCAAATTCATCCAAAGAATCGGTGCTACCGACTGGCTTAGACGCAGTCATGATACCTATGCTCATAAAACGGACGGGAAATGCCCATATTGTATGAAAAAGCTCGATGATGATTTTGAAGAGCAATTTTCTGCCTGCTTTGACGAACATTATCGGCGGGATATACAGAAACTTCAAGACTTCATATCGGAATACGAGCAGAAAACTACGGCACTCATTACCCTGCTGCAAAATAACAAACTCGGTGCATTTCCTCAAATCGACTTCTCGGCATATGATGATAAAGTTGGTGCGCTGGCAACTACCATCAAGTTAAATAAGGAACACTTAGCCGATAAGGCGGAAACGCCGGGTGCTGTCAAAAGCATAGAGCCACTTGATGACAAAATAACAGAGATAGCTGCGTTGATTGATGGATTTAACCAAGACATCAAATCTTACAACGAAATTGTAAAATCCCGTGCAACCAAACAGACTGAATGCGTGACTGCCGTATGGCAGCACATGGCCTTCTTGGTAAAAGCTGTCAAGACAGACTACATAAAGAAGATGCACGCCAATAAAAACGAAACAGACGCTTTGAATGCCGAATTAAAAACGCTTACTGATAAAGGGAAAGCTCTCAGTCACGAAATAACCAACCTTGCCAAGGAAATCAAGGGAATAGATTCCACCATGCTTGCCATAAACAAAACTTTGTCCGACTCGGGCTTCCAAGGCTTCCATCTTAGGAAGAAGGGCAACAAGGATGAGGATAAAAGCAGGTATGTCATCGTCCGCGATGACAACTCCCCTGCCCATGGCTTGAGTGAGGGCGAGAAAAACTTTATTGCCTTCCTGTATTTCTATCACAAGGTATGGGGAAGAGAATCCGCCGATGCCATTTTCAAAGACAGAATCGTGGTCATCGACGACCCTGTGTCCAGTATGGACAGTAGCTCGCTTTTCATCGTCAGCACTATTATCCGTGAGTTGATCGGCATTTGTTACAACAATGGATATCCGGCAAGAGCGGATGCCAAACGATTTATCAGGCAAATGTTCATTCTGACTCACAACGCCTATTTCCTGCACGGGATTTCCTACGATAGAATAAAGCAATGGGAATGTGTGAATTTCTATCTTGTAAAAAAGACCAATAATATCTCCGAAGTCATCTGCTGCACAAAACATAATCCGCACGCGAAAGAGCCAACCATCCCCCATAATTACAATCCTGTCCAAAACTCCTATGCGGCACTTTGGCATGAATATGGCGAGGTAAAGTCTGCCATCGCCTTGAAACGGGTTATGCGGCACATACTGGACTATTACTTCCTGCAGATCAGCGGCTTCGAAGGGCACGTTCTCCGCGAACGCATCTTCAAGGACGAAACCGTATTCAACGATGCTGACGGGAACAGAGATGAAGAGCTTGTCCAATCCATCAATGCGTTATTGCAATATGTCGGCTCTGACACACAGGGATTTAATGCAGGATTCGATTATGTGGAAGATACCGAAGATATTCAAAGCCTCAAGTCTACCTTTGAGAAAGTGTTTGAGATTATGGGGCAAGATCAGCACTACCGCATGATGATGGAAACGGTGAGATCATAAAATATGCAGTGCTTGCTTACACTCGATATCCCCTTCTGTGTCCAGTTTTAGTATACCACTTCAGTTCTCACCATAGGATCGTTGCATTATTTGTGTGACGATCCTATTTTTATTTAAAAATCCCCCCTAGATAAAGCGAAAATCAGCTTAATCTGAGGGAGGATGAATACAACTAAATTTGCTCGTATGAATTTTTCTTGTTCGTACCCTTTTGTGCTGCAACCATTTGTATGAGTATGGTATTGATGCGCTTCTTAATGGAGGTGATCAGCTCCTCTTTTTGGTCGGGCGGCATATAGGATTTTTTGACCGTTTCAAGCTGATTACGCAGCTTGCGGAGCTCTGCATCGAGAGGATTGTTTTTCTTCCGAGACTCGGTTTCCTCGTCTCCCTGCACATTTTTCCCTGCGAGTTCCTGTTTGGTCCTCGCGCGCGTCCAGCGCCCGTCCGGCAGCTGGTACTGGAATGCCGGATCACGGTCGGCAATCATATTTCTGAGGAATTTAACTTCATCGGCGCCTTCAGAGAGTGCCTCGTCAATTTCCGATGCCGTATAACGGATTGTCGATGTATCGTTGCCGCGGATACTGCGCTGCAGTTGCGCGTAAGTATTCTCTTGACCTTTTTCGTTTAGGGCGGCACGCCAGAGATCACCGGTTTCGTGGTAAACGCCGGATTTTAACGCATCATCGATTGTAAAAAATTTCCCTCTTGTGAGCCGGGATAAAGATTCACGATAAGCATTTGCCGTGTCATTGAGTCCTGCATCTTTCAGTGCGGATAGAATTTCTCCGTGACTGTTATATGCCCCCTGCGCTACTTTTACCCAAATATCCTCTGCTTCGCGGTGGCGCGCCATGAAGTCAAGCTGTTTGACGCCGATATTGGCGAGTGAGCCGTTGTACGCATAGCGCATGGATGCCGCATACTTTGTTCCCGGAGAGTCAAAATCCGGCGCAACGAATACCCCCGCACGGCTTTGTAATTCACTTGCATAGGATTTTGCCCGTGCGTATTCTTCACTCGTGTATTGTCCGCGGGCAATGCGTTTACCGGCTTCTTTATCTGCGGCTTCTATATTGGCGATCGCACCCATCGCGGCAAACAGGCGGTTATACCGTCGAAACTCCTCCGCACCGCCCGTGCGAATTTTATTTGCGAGGTTACGGTATTTTTCAAAGCGCTCATTTGACTCCGCGTGCAGAGGTGTAAAGAAATCAAGATGTTTTTGTGTGTCATGTTCGTCATAGAGATTTAGTCCGAGGAGAAAGTCGCCCTTGAGATCGGCTTCGAGATCGGCGGGGTCGATCTGCTCGAACATATCGTTGAAGTCTTTCTGAGCCTTCTCCGTCACTTCTTTTTGGCGCGCACGGTATTTTTCTTCAAATTCTTTGTCCATACCGGTGGTGACCGTTCCGTCAAATCGTTTGAAGTTGCTCAGAATCCAACGAACCCTGTCTGCCGGATCCATGTTTTCGAGGCGTTCGCGTACACTCAAGTCCACTGTATAGGCAGGAGATTCCTGCGTCTGTGTTGGTTGCTGCGCTGTCGACATCTTTTGATGACCGGGAGATGTATGTTGCTTGGCATCTACACCTGGGACAGCGGTAACGCTCGTATGTCCAACCTTGATCGACATTGTGTCACACTCCTTTGCTGACTATTTCCTCTAGATACTTTTACTTATGAAACGATAAAACTATCATATTATATATCGAAATATCTGCTGAAGAAATTAAGGTATATACTATAGTCGCATTATGTAAATTTAATTTTTATTAAGGCTTGTTCGTATGATTATAATTAATCAGCCTTATGTGCTTTGCTTAACACCGGCTTCAAAACTTCCTTGCCCAACGTATATCAAGACTGGCCGAAAAGGTATCACCAGGATATGTAGAGGGATATCATTGGGTTATGGGGGCATTTACCGTTATTGCAGACTTTAGAGATGGTCTTTCAAAGAATGTAGATGGTCTTTATCCCTGCTTTATTACACAAATTAAGTTGGTTGGAAAGGATGAAAATCGCCTCTACGATTTCAAAACTAACTCGAGTGTATCCGGTCCTGTAATTACAACACCGGACGGAATTGCAACTATTAGTTCTCTTCTGCCGCAGTCCTATGGACGGGATAAAGCCTTTTCTGGAACGAAATTTATACACTCATATGACGTAAACAAAGTGTTTCTTTTTCCTCACATATAATCCAGACGCAACCAAACCGGAGGATAAACTCGTATTGCAAGTAAATCCGAGTACATTCTGCGAATTTGAGGAATTCCTGAATCTAAAAGATTAAGGCACAACCACTAGGTGTTCTCACCATAGGGCCGTTACATTATTTGTGTGACGATCCTGTTTTTATTCAAAAATCCCCCCTAGATAAAGAAAAATCAACTCAATCTGGAGGGATATGAATTCAACTAAATTTGCTCGTATGAATTTTTCTTGTTCGCGCCCTTTTGTGCCGCAACCATTTGTATGAGTATGGTATTGATGCGCTTCTTAATGGAGGTGATCAGCTCCTCTTTTTGGTCGGGCGGCATATAGGATTTTTTGACCGTTTCAAGCTGATTACGCAGATTGCGGAGCTCTGCATCGAGAGGATTGTTTTTCTTCCGAGACTCGGTTTCCTCATCTCCCTGCACATTTTTCCCTGCGAGTTCTTGCTTCGTCTTCGCTCTCGCCCAGCGACCGTTCGGGAGCTGATATAAGTATGCCGGTTCGCGCTGACTGGCAAGCGTCCTGATGAAATTAACTTCATCCACACCTTCTGCAAGTGCCGCATTGATCTCTCTTGACGTGTACTGGATCGACGTTCCATCATCACCACGCATCGAGCGCTGCAGTGGCGTATAAGTATCGTCTTTTCCTCTTTCGTTTAATGCATACCACCAGAGAGCTCCGGTGCCATGCGAGAAGGGAAGTTCCATGACACGCGCTAAGGAATCGGTTCCTACTTGATCGCGCATGAATTCGCGATAAGCATTTGCTGTATCATCGAATCCCGCATCTTTTAGCGCAGATAGGATCTCTCCGCGATTTTGATAAGTACCCTGCGCTACTTTTACCCAAATATCGTCCGCTTCGCGGTGGCGTGCCATGAAATCGAGTTGTTTAACGCCGATGTTGGCGAGCGAGCCATTATATTCGTAGCGTATCCCATTTGCATGTGCTACACCCGGGGAATCAAGATCTGCTGTGACAAATACGCCAGCGCGGTTTTGCAGTTCACTCGCGTAAGATGTTGCCCGTATGTACTCTTCACGGGTCGTGTGTCCGCGAGAAATACGTTTATTCAGTTCGGCATCTGCATACTCCTTATTGGAGATTGCAGCCATAGCGGCAAACATAAGATTATACTTCCGAAATTCTGTCTCGCCTCCACGTTGTATCTTAGTAGCGACATTACGGTACTTTTCGAATTTTGTATCTGCCTCTGTATAGAGTGGGGTAAAGAAATCAAGTCTTTTTTGGACGCGACGTTCAGTATAGAGATCCATTCCTAGAATTTCATCGCCAGTTAAGTATTCTTCGAGGGAATGTGGAGCAGGCGCCACAAACACAGCCGTGTTTTCTTTTTGCATCTTTTCTCTGGTTATATCTTGTGCAGCGTGCCATTGTTTCAGAAATTCGTCTCGCGATTCAACGGTGATTTCCCCGTCAAATTGCTTGAAATTACTTAGCAGCCATTGGAGCCTTTCCCTGCCGTCCATCTTCTCCAACTGTGCGCGAGTGCTCAAATCGATGGCATAGGCAGGAGATGCTTGCTGCTGAGTAGTTTGCTGTGAGGCTGTCGTCTTTTTATTATTGGGAGATGCTTGCTGTTGAGCTTCCACGCCAGCGACAGCAGCTCTCATATGTCCAACCTTCATCGACATTGTGTCACACTCCTTTGCTGACAGATATCATAAGGCTTCTTAAATAAAATATCGAATTTACATTAAAAAAAATAAGTCGCTAATTTTGATGTTTTAGATAATTATTCCCTGCTCTCTCCCCAAAGAAGGCTCGTTTTCTGGTAAGCAGAGGCGGACTTTCCAGTGCTCGGCGTGAGGAAAACGCCAACCACAAAACACAAAAACCCGAGACCGTTTGTATCTTGCGGTTCCGGGCTTTTTGAGCGGTATGCGATTGTATCGAAATCGGTAGGAATATATCTCCCCCCTACACCTGGATCATTCCTCATCGTTGAACTTATTTTCCAAAAGCCGCATAAGAGCATCCTTGTCCGGCAAGACAAGTTCATACTTGCTGGCGAAAATCTGTGTATTGCCCTCCGGCAAAGTCATTTCTACCACGGCATTATTTTTCTCCTTGCAGAGCAGAATACCAACAGTGGGATTCTCTGTCGCCAGTTTCACCTTGCGGTCATAATAGTTCACATACATCTGCATTTGCCCAAGATCCTGATGTGTAATGCTTCCAATCTTGAGATCAATGAGGACAAAACATTGGAGCAGACGATTGAAAAATACCAGATCCACATAGAAGTGCTGTTCATCAAAGGTCAGTCGTTCCTGCCGACCTACAAAGGTATAGCCCTTTCCCAGTTCCAATAGAAAATGCTGCAATTCATCAATGATGCGCTGCTCCAAATCAGACTCCGAATAGCGGCTCTCCTCGGGCATTCCTAAGAACTCCAAGATGTATGGATCTTTCACGATGTCCTCGGGACGTTCCACAGTCATGCCCTGTTTGGATATCTCGGCGATAGCTTTCTTATCACGAGAAAGTGCCAGCCGCTCATAAAGAGCAGCGTTGAACTGTCGCTTCAACTCACGCAGACTCCATCGCTCGTTTGTAGCCTCATTTTCATAGAATTTACGTTCCTTGTCATTTGTGATGCGCATGAGGAACAAATAGTGCGACCAACTCAACGTGAATTGCGCAGAGAGTGTCTGCAAATTGGTCGGAGGCGGTTCAAAAATCCGAGACGCTGTTTCGGATTTCTGCGCGATCAATTCCCGAGACGGTGTTTCGGAAATCACTTCGTTGCTATATGTAATGTAAAAACGACGCATATTCTCGAGATTATCTACCGAGAATCCTCTGCCAAAGCGATTCGTAAGATTTTTCGAGAGTTCCTTTAAGACGCTCTTTCCATACTCCGCCCGCAGCGCCCCCTTTTGCTCATGCTCTACAATCATGCGCCCAATTTCATAGTAAGTAACGATCATTGTGGAGTTGACCACAGTGACAACATGCTGTTTGGCATTTTCAATAAGAGCGGCGATTTGCTCCACCAAATGATCGTTGCTTTCCATATTCGCTAATTCTTTGCTCATGCTCACACCTACAAAAATAAAACGCCCCCAAGTGTGCATAAAAACATCGGCTTCCAGAGGCTTGAGAGAGAAGTCCCTTTCAGTAGTTAATGCTATATTTTCCCCTGCCTTCACCTACAGGAAATCAGTGAAAGCGTGGATTATCAATGTTTTCACGCCGCCTCTCGATCATCATTACATCGTATCGTTATCGACGTTACGTCGTTCATTGCCGCTACCAAAATGATACTAGAGGGAAAGGTCAGCGTCGCGTTCGCACGCGACACCGTAATCTGACGATCCTCAATCGGCTCACGCAACACCTCAAGCGTCTTCTTGCTGAACTCCGGCAGCTCATCGAGAAAGAGCACACCGTGATGCGCAAGCGTCACCTCGCCCGGACGCGGGATACTCCCGCCGCCGATCATCGCTACCGTCGAGGACGTGTGATGTGGACTGCGGAAGGGGCGCGTGGTCACAAGTCCCGTATCCTTTCCGAGCAGCCCCGAGATGCTGTAGATCTTCGTGATCTCAATGGCTTCTTCCTTCGTCAGTTCCGGCAGAATCGAACTCATGCGACGCGCCAGCATCGTCTTGCCCGAGCCGGGCACACCGACCATCAGAACATTATGCCCTCCCGCCGCCGCAATCTCAAGCGCACGCTTCGCCTGATACTGTCCCTGCACGTCCGCAAAGTCATCGGTAAATGCAGCGTCTTTTTTCTGCTCTGTTGGGCGTGGCACAGCAGGAGTCAGCACCTCCATGCCAGTCAGATGACGCACAAGCTGCGCCAGATTCTCGACCGCATAGACCTTCAGCCCATCAATCAAGAGTGCCTCGTCTGCATTGGACGGTGCAACGTAAAACTCTGTCAGCCCATGTTCCCGCGCCGTAATCGCCATTGGAAGGATGCCGCTAATCGGTCGGCAGTTCCCATCGAGAGAGAGTTCTGCCGAGAAAAGTGCGCTCTGCACCGCCAGCTCCGGAACCATACCGTAGGATGCAAGGAGACCAACCGCAATCGGCAGATCAAGCCCCGAGCTGTCCTTTCGGACATCGGCAGGTGCAAGATTTACCGTCACCCGCTCCTGCCGCAGCTGAATGCCCGAGTTCCGAATCGCAGTGCGTACCCGCTCCTTCGATTCCTTCACCGATGTATCGGGAAGCCCCACCAGTTCAAAGCCCGGCAGCCCGGGCGACACATCCACCTCAACGTCGATAATTCGTCCATCAATCCCGAGGGTCGTCGCACCATAGGTCTTTGCAAACAACGGCCTTCCCTCCTACGTTTCAAATATAAGAAAATTATAACACAAGAGAGGGTGTGTTGCCTAATGATTCTTTGCAAAAGAAAAGAGATTCCAAACGTCGATCTCCTACACCTTTGAAAAGACACAATCATACAACTCCAACAAGAATTACTTTTTCTATCTCATTGAAATAATATCCTTGTAAGAACCCATTGATTCGTGTTATTATTGATTTACTTTGTTATATTGTGTAAGGATATGGTTTCAAGGAGGACACCAAAGATGAAGAAGAAAGATCTCGTGCGAAAGATTACCTGCTGGCTAACGCTTGGGATCTTTACGGTGCAGCCGGCTCTTGTTTTTGCGGAGGACATCGTCGCCGATCCCGCCGCATCCTCTGCTCAGCGCCCCGTCGTCACCGAGGCGGGCAGCAGCGGCATTCCCCTCGTTCAGATCACGGCACCGTCGGGTGAGGTCTCCCTCAACCGCTACGACACCTTCAGCGTCCCGGAACGCGGTGCCATCCTCAACAACGCCTTCCTCTTCGCCAATACACAGCTCGCCGGGTACATCGAGGGCAATCCAAACCTCATCGGAGGACCGGCGCGCATCATCGTCAACGAGGTAACAAGCAAAAATCCCTCCGAACTCCGCGGCTTCCTCGAAGTCGCCGGAG